TCGGACAACTTCACGAAGAACCTGGTGACCATCCGCGCCGAACGTCGCTGCATGCTGGCTGTTGAAAAGCCAGCCGCAGTGCGCTACGGCGACCTGACACCGGCTTAACCGGTTTGAAGCAAGGCCCTTCACGGGGTCTTGTCAGAGGCTCACGGGATGAGCCTGTGACGAGGTAATCAATGCGACAAATCATCTTCACCCACACAGGCCACAACGTGATTGTTGGCAACTTCGCCGCCGGCGACACCGCACGCTTGTCAGATGACCTGGCCAAGCACTTTGTCGAAGAGGCGCGCTGCGCCCAGTACGACGAAGGTCAAGCAGCCGCGCCAGTGCAGCAACCACCTAAGGCCGAGCAGAAGCCTGCGGCCCCAGCCAAGAAAGGCGGAAAGAAATGACCATCCAGTTTTTGGCTCAGTGGAATGGCAATGAGGCCATGTCGATTAAGACATTGGCTGCCGCTGAGGAATCTCGTCTTGTTGCGGCGGGCATTGCTCGCGCGTACACAGATAACCGTCTGACGGCCCAGCAGATGCCTTGGTGTGCCTACAACGTTAAGCAGTCAAACATGGCTAGGTGGATTGCCGCCCGAGAAAGTGCGAAGTCTGGTGGGCATCCATCAATTTCATTGTTCGGCGACTCTACCTTTGCTGGCGCTGGTGCTGGTACAGGAGGGACAACGGCCCTGATTGGAGCTAAGGCGCGCAATGTTGAAACGAAGCTTGCGCAGGCGCTGAAGAAGTTGGGGGTTCCAGCGCGTGGCGGTCACTTCTGCGGAAACAACAACGTAACTAGCGCCGCATCGATTACATACGATGGGACGGCAGGGACTTCATACAGTACCCAGTTAGCCTACACCGGGACGGCGGTTTGGAATCAGCAAACCCTTGGTGTGTTGATGCTGCGACTTAATGCAACAGGTGAAAAGGCGAGCTGGACGCCAACCCAATCGTTCGACACGGTAGTCATTACCTACGTTCGGAACGCGGGGTTAGCAACAGTCAACATTGACGTTGATGGTGGGGCATCCCTTGGCACCATTGTTGGCAATGGCGCGACTGGTGTGTTGACCGCCAGCTTCACTTGCGCCGAAGGAACTCATACCGTAAACATAACAAACACGGCTAATGCCCAGTTCTACATCCGTTCAATTAAATGCTATTCATCAACGCGCGGATCAGTTGACATCATGACTGCGGCCCATTGGGGCGGATTGGTTGCGGACTTCAATGGCACCTCCAATGCCTGGTCCCCTGGGAATGTCATCGGGATAGATGGTCAATCGCTGACCATTGTTAAGTTGATGACAAATGATGTGAATGGTGCGACATCACTCGCTACATATCAGTCAGGCATGGAGACATTGATCGGTCGGATTAAGTCGGCTGGATCCGATGTACTTCTGCTAAGTGCGGATCCGTTCAACACAGCTAGTTACTCCAACGGTAAAGCGTCAACGTTCATCGCAAATTTGCGAGACACCTTGGCAGTCAACTTCGATTGTCCGTTTCTCGATCTTGACGCCTACTTTGGGCCGCAAACAGAGCAACGCGTAGGGTATTACTTTGATAGCTTGCACCCGACGGAAGCGCTATATGCCGAGGAGGAAGATCTTATCGCTCAACTTCTGGTGGCCATCTAATTCATTTAGATCGCAGATTTTTGGTAGCGCATCCTTCCATTTGTGGGCAATGACGCTGTGATGGTCTTCGTAAATGGATGAGAACTTCTATGACCTACATCATCGCAACTCCACCTGTAGCCGAGCCAGTCTCGCTTGCCGAGGTCAAGGCAGGCCTTCGGATCGATGCCGACATCACGGCCTTTGACTCAGACCTTAACCTGCTGATTCAGTCGGCTCGCGAGCTGGCTGAGCATGAGACGGGCCGAAGCTTGATGATCCAGACGGTTCGCCTGGAGCTGGAGGACTGGTCTGACGTCATCGAAATCCGTTGCGCACCAGTTCAATCGATCACTTCGATTCAGTTCTGGGACGGAGCAGCCTGGCAGACGTTCTCCAACACTGGCTATTCGCTGTACCAAGACGGGTTGCTGTGGAAGGTTGAGCCGACCGCCTACTGGCCTGTCCTTGGTGATGGTGCAGGCCCACGGGTCAAGGTGACGTTTCAGGCTGGGTATCAGACGGCCGAGCTGGTGCCGGCCTGCGTCAAGCGCTGGATCATCGCCCAGGTAGGTGCGTGGTTCCGGTCGCCTGAGGCATCCGGTGCCAAGCAAGAGATCTCCCCAATGCTGGCCGGCTTGCTCGATCCTGTGAGGCTGTACCTATGACCCCGGCAGGCAAGCGCGACACGCCCGTGCGCATCGAGCAAAAGTCAGTCACGAGAAATGGCATTGGCGAAGAGGTTGTGTCCTGGGTGGAGTTCAAAACTCGCTTGGGGTCTGTCCAGCCCATTCGTGGCCGCGAGTTCTTCGCTGCCGCGCAAATCCAGTCCAGCGTCGATTACCGGGTCAGGTTGCTCAAGCCTTTGGCTTTGACCCGTGACATGCGGATCGTCGCCAAGGGCAAGACCATGGACATCATCGAGTGCATCGAGCACAACGATGAATTTGAGTTGATGTGTTCAACCGGGGTGCGTAATGCCATCTGACTTTGTCGTCAAACTGGAAGGGATCGATGATCTCAAGCGTGCGCTGGCCAATGCGACCAAGTCCATACGGACCAAGGCGGTGCGCGGTGCGCTGAGGGCTGCGGGTAAGGTCATCCAACAGGCGGCGCGCGCCAATGCGCCGGTGCTTGTGATCCCAACTCCGTACCGCGCAACGGGTACCGTCAAGAAGCGGATCACGGTGCGTGCATCAAAGTTCTCGCGCCAGGCTGGCAACGAGGGGGTCTACATCAACGTGCGCCCGATCGCTGGCAAAGCACAGGTCAAGAAGTATGGCCGTGCTGGCGCCAAGAACAAAAACGACCCGTTCTACTGGCAGTTCCTTGAGTTCGGTACCAAGAAGATGGGCGCTCGCCCATTCTTGAGGCCCGCGGCTGAATCGCACGGCAATCAGGCCATTGGCGTCTTCATGAAGACGGTCATCCCTCAGATCGAAAAGTTGAACAACCGTGTCCGCTGAAACCGAACTCTATTCGGCCCTGAATGTGGTCGGCGTGACGTCGCTCGTTTCTGATCGCATCTATCCGGATGCATTGCCGGAAGACTGCGCCTATCCCGCCATCGTGTTCGCCAGGACGAACACCACGCCGGTCGTGTCGATCGGCTCGCAGCACTTTGCGGACTTTGTCGATTTCGGCGTGTCCGTCTGGGGCAAGACCCGATCCCAAGTCGACACCGTGGCCTCGGCCATGGAAGTGGCCTTGCGAGTAGCGGGCCACGAGATCACCAACCGAGAAGCGGGGTTTGACCCCGACACTGGTCTGGTTGCAACAACCATCACCGCCACGGTGGCAGTGCTGACAGCCTGACCGCCAAAGATTCAAAGCAAGCCCGCCAAGTGCGGGCTTTTTCATTTGTGGCCCTACGGGGCCTTTTTCGCTGAAAGGGCCAACATGGCAAACGCAACCCTTTGGAAGAACGTGGCAATTGCCATGCAGTCGGCCATCGCCTCCCCCAAGACGATCACCGGTATCACCAACGCCAACCCTGGCGTGGTCTCGTCCACTGCTCACGGCTATGCCAACGGCGACGTCATCTACCTGGATGTGCAGGGCATGCACCAGGTCAATGGTCGTGCTGTGCGTGTTGCAGGCGTCACAACTGACTCATACCAACTGGATGGCGTCGACACCACGCTGTTTGACACCTTCTCGTCTGGCACATCGGCCGAGGTCACGATGGGCACATCCATCACCACGGCAACCAGCATCAATGGCTCCGGTGGCGACTTCGACTTTGAGGACACCACCACCATCCACGCGAACCAGCGCACCCAGGTCCCCAAGTTGCCTAACCCGGCAACCTACACGATGGACAACATCTGGGACATCACGGACGCTGGCCAAGCTGCCTGCAAGGCCGCATCTGACGCTCAAGCCCTGCGCGTGTTCTCCTTCACCTTCGGCACTGGCGGCAAAAAGATGTACTTCGCTGGTTACGTTGGCGCATCGCTGATGCCTGGCGGCCAAGCCCAAGGCTTGGTTACCACGTCCATCGTGATCACGATGTTCGGCTCGCCAACCTACTACGCATCCTGATCATGAGCCTGATTGAAAAAATCAAGAAGGCTCGCCAGATCCCTGTGCCTGTGCGTGATTTCACGATCATCGTGCGCCGACCAACGGATCTGGAGTGGTTTGAGATCAAGGGCCGCATCAACCCGCGCCAGTTGCTCGACTTCGTGGACGGCTGGGACAAGGTCACTGAGGGGCACATCATCAATGGTGGTGACCCTCATCCGGTTCCGTTTGACCTCGATGTCGCCAAGGCATGGCTGGAGGATGACCCTCAGTTGATGGGGCAAGTCATCCAAGCCGTCATCGATGGCTATGAGCAACATGCCGCAGCGCGGGGCGAAGCCGCAAAAAACTGACGGCCTGGCTCGAGGCGCATGACCAGCCCTTCGAGCCTGGGCCGCCACCTGATGTGTCTCGCCTATCGATCCGCGCCTGGAACATGCTGGGCGCCAAGGTTGATTGGGCGGGCCTGGAATTGGTCGCCGAAGTTCTTGGTATCCAAGACATCGAGGCCTTGATTGCTGACCTGTTGATGATCCGCGATCGCAACCTGGCTGAGGACTGATATGGCACTGGCCACATTGACGGTTGACATCAACGCCCGCATGGCGTCCATCGAAAAGGACATGGGGCGAGTCAGCCACATTGCCGAACAGCAGGCAGCCCGCATGGAGGCAGCCTTTGCCAAAGTCGGTCCGGCCGTTGCTGGCATCTTTGTTGGGCTGTCTGTTGGCGCCGTGGCCACGGCCTTCCGTGGCATTGTTGACCAGTTGGATGCGCTCAATGATGCTGCGGATGCCACCGGCTCAAGCATCGAGAACATCAGCGGGCTGGAAGACGTAGCCAAGCGCACCGGCGGCAGTCTGGAGGACGTGACCAGCATCCTGGTCAAGTTCAATGGCGTGCTGAAGGAGGCCGATGGCAAGAACGGTGTCAGCCAGGCGCTCAAGGCCATCGGCCTGGATGCCAACGAGCTGCGCAAGGTTGACCCTGCTGAGGCCCTGCAAAAGACCGCCGAGGCACTGGCTGGGTATGCTGATGATGGCAACAAGGCCCGCTTGGTGCAGGTGCTGTTTGGAAAGTCTGTCAAAGAGGCCGCGCCGTTCCTAAAGGACCTGGCTGAGCAAGGCCGCCTCAACGTCAAGGTTACTGCCGAGCAGGCGGCTGAGGCTGAGAAGTTCAACAAGCAGATGTTTGAGCTTCAGTCGAATATCAGCAGCGCGGCGCGCACTGTTGTTGCTGACTGGCTGCCAGCGATCAACCGCATGTTTGCGGTGTTCCAAGACAAAGACGCCAGCACAGTCGCGTCCCAAATCAAGGAATTTGAGGATGCGCTGAAGAAAGAGCCGTACAACGCCGCCTACAAAGCGCGGCTGGACGAGCTGCGCGTGGCCTACGCTGCGATCTCGCAAGAGGCCAAAGGTGCGGCGGGGCTGCTGAACGCTGGCGGCGGTCGGGGCTACGTCAACCCTGAGCAGGTCAAGCCAAGAGTGCTGGACTTCTCTGGCTCAGAGCCAAAAGACAAAAAGCCATCGGCGCCGCGTGTCTCCGAAATCGAGCGCGAGATCGAGGCCCTGACTCGCAGGGTTCAAACCACGAAGGATTTGACTGAGTCTGAAAAGCTGCTTGATGACATCGAGCGTGGCCGCTACAAGGGGGCATCAGTCCAAGACCTTGGCAAGGCGTTTGATCTGGCTGGACAGATTGACCAAGTCAAAGAGCTTGATGACGCATGGAATCAGGTTTTCCAGACGCTGGATGAGCAGCAAAAGCTGGCCAGCAAGAATGCCGAAGAGGCCGCTCGGTACTTTGAAGCCAGTTTGACGCCGGCCGAAAGGCTGGAGCAGAACCTTGCGCGGATCAATGAGCTGTACAGCCAAGGCGCTTTCGGCGCTGTCGGTAGCGCAGACGCGATCGAAAAGCAGGCCCGGGCGATCAGTGCCGCTAAGGACGAAACAGACCAGCTCAACGACTCAGCGCGTGAGCTGGCGGACATCTTCACGCGGGCAGCCGAGCGCGGTGATGACCTGGGCAAGGCCCTGGAAACCATCATCAAAAAGAAGCTGCTGTTCGATCCCATGGCCAAGTCTTTGGAGATGGGGTTTCAGTCGCTGTTCTCCTTCGCTGGCAGCTTCTTTGGCGGCAGCACTGGATCATCAAACCCAGGCCAGTACGCCCTCACGACTGGCAGTGGTTCAGGCATGGGGCTGAAGCTGCCCGGTCACAAAGACGGGCTGGCTTATGTGCCGCGTGACGACTACGTGGCCCGCCTGCACAAGGGTGAGCGCGTGCTGACCGCGAAAGAAAACGCGTCCTACTCGGCAGGCGGCGGCATCACGGTCATCCAAAACAACACCATTGGCTCAAACGTGTCCAGGGCTGATGTGGTGGCCGCCATGGAGCAGGCCCGGCAATCGACCTTGGCGACCATCGCTGAGTCTCAGCGCAATCGCGGAGCATTTGCATGACAACACCATTGACCGTGCCGTCGTGGTTCGACCCCGCATCGTGCGAGGTTGGGCTGCAACGCCAGGTCGTGCAGCACCGCTCGGGTATCACGGGCACGTTTCAGGCCATCGACCTGGGCGTTGAGTACTGGACGATCAACCTGACGACATCGCCGCGCCTGCGGGCGGCATCAGGCCGTGACGAAGCCTTTTTCAACCAGTTGGTTGGTGGGGCTCAACCTGTGAGCCTGTGGCACTTTGGGCGGCAAGAGCCCAAGGGCACGATGCGAGGGGCGCCAACGCTGAATGCCGCTGCGGCGCAGTTTTCTCGCACCATCAAGATCAACACCACAGGCACGCTGTTGGCTGGCGACATGATCGGCGTGGCGGGGCAACTGATCCAAGTTGCAGCCGATGCTGATCCGGTGGCTGGTGTCCTGACGATCTCAACAGTCAACCGCGTGCGTGCTGCACTGTCATCTGGCGCTGCAGTGACTTGGTACCGGCCAACAGCCAACTTTGTGATGGCTGAAGGTGGGTCTGCGTTCGTCCACGGGCCATCAGGCATGGCCGGTTCGTCATTCAGCTTTGTTGAGGCCCTATGAGGACCGGTGATCCATCCGCATTGGCGACCTTGAGTGGTCAAAGCGCCATGATCGTTTGGCTGATCCGCATGGATCTGGCTGACTCGGTCTACCTGTGCACCGCCACGCATGATGTCGTATGGGGTGGCCACACATGGATGGGCGCTGGCGTCATCGGTAGCGTGGACGAGGTGCAAGACAGCACTGGCGAGCGGCGAGGGCTGAAGTTCTCTATGTCGTCGGTGCCTACCGAGTATCTGGCTTTGGCAATGACGGCTGGGTACCGTGGCAAAAAGGTCCGAATCTATGAGGCCATCATCGGTGATGCGGGCATCTTGGATGCCCCGCTTGTCTGGTCTGGCTCTCTCAATCAGCCGCTGATTGAGGAGGGCGCGGCATCTGGGCAGATCACGATCTCGGCTGAGCATCGTGGCGCCACATTTGCCCGCGCCAAGCCATTGCGCTACACGGATGGCGATCAACAGCGCTTGCACCCTGGCGACAAGTCCATGCAGTTTGTGGTGAGCCAAGCCAACCACGTTGACATCTGGCCGTCAGCAGCCTTCTTCCGCAAATGACCAAGCCAACCAAACGACTGCCGGACTGGATGAGCCGGCTGGATGCGTTCGTCCGTTCGGTGTGGTCGACCCCGTTTGAGTGGGGCCAAAACGACTGTTGCACCGTGGCCGCTGGCGTTGTGCAGGCCTGCACCGGCGTTGACGCCATGGCGGACCTACGTGGCAGCTACGAGGGCGAGTTGGGTGCCGTGCGCCTGATCAAGCGCTTGGGTGGGCTGGACCATGCGCTGACAACCCGCCTTGGGCCTGTCGTGCCCGTGGCCATGGCCCAAGCCGGCGACATCGGCCTGGGGGATGACGGGCGACTCGTGTTTTGCGGCGGTGGTCACTGGAAGGGACCGGGCGACTTCGGTCTGGTCACCACAAACGAACCTGTGAAAGTTTGGCGCTGCCATGAGTAAGTCTCGCGATTTCGGCAACATCTTGGCCGTCGCCGCTGCTGTTGCTGCGTTTATTGGATCTGGCGGCAACCCTGTTGCTGCAAAGGTTGCGTTTGCTCTGGCTA